CGCATGACCTTGCTAACCTTGTCCTGCTTCTTTCTGGATCTCGGTGCGTTTTGAGTTTGCTTTGATGTCTGCGCCCTGCTAATCGCCATGTCAGCTACCTTTCTTCCATTTCTTGGATTGAGACTTGGTCTTGCTGGGCGACCATTTAACCTTGTCCGCCCAGTAGGCCGCAGACATCTTTCCCTTTTTTATGTTCTTGGCATGACGCGACTTAAACGCCTTGCGCTGACCAACCGTCTGATTGGTCTTGACGCCCTGCTGGCCAAAGCGGATCACCTTTTCCTTGCCGCCTTCACATGCCTTTACGATGTGCGACTTTTTCGGATGATTTGGCGTCCGCTTTGGCTTATTGCAGGACATCGCTTTTTTATCGACTCGACCGCCCTTACTGTAATACTGTCGCATTACTTCCTATGCCTCGCCGTCTTTTTGGCAACCTTCTTGGGTTGCTGAGAGTGCTGTTTGCCTTTCTTGGTATCTGCACGCTTCTTCCGGGTAGTGGCGGCATACTCGCTAGAAGACAAAGACTTAATCGCTTTTTCAGGCAAATACCTTTCGCCCGTCGCTTTCGAGCCTTGGGTGCTCGGCTTGCCGGACTTTGTGCGCCACTTCTGCTTTGTCCACTTCTTGAGTGACTTTTGCGGTTTTTTGAGCGCCATTAGTCCTTGTAGCCTCCGCCAGCCTCTTTGTACTGCTTTGCGAGCATTTGGGCCTTTCTTGCTGACCACTGCCCCGGCTTACCGCCTTTTCCCCCAGCTTTGATTTTGCTAAATAGCCGCTTCCGTAAAGAGGGCTTAGTGTAGTTTCCAGCTTCATTTACCCTCGACTTTGTTTTACCGCCCTTCTTGTAATACAGCCGCATTAGCCGTAGTTCTTTTTTACTTGCAGGACGATTGTATAAGAGTCGCCATTAGCGTGCCCCACGGTCGTAAACTTAATGTCACCCGTCTTACCGGCTCCAGCATTGTTGCGGATGCCCGTAAAAGAGGAAAAGTCCAGTGAGTCTGAGTAGTCAGCAGGAAGCTCCCACGCTAAAACGTCTGCCGTCGCGTCAAACAAAATCTCAACGCCCATGCCAATGGTTGAATACCAAACGCGCTCAATGTTCACGCTGGTACATGCGCCATTATCAACGGGGTTATTGGAGAGAGCGGACACGTCGATCTTGGTCACAGCAGATTCGCCTGTGCCGTCGCTGACGTTGGTGAACGCAAAGATTGCGGTGCGGGGGCCGTCTTCTATTGTCTGACTGGTAACTGTGTCAGCCATTTTGTCCTCCAAAAAGGGGGCTTACGCCCCCGAGCTGATTAAGAAAGGTTTCTGTTTTGGAGGTACAGAACGGTAACCGTTGCGGCGCCAGCCGTAGCGGCAGTGCCTGTCTGGTTGTAGGTAACGGTTACGTCAACATCCGTCGTACCAATGTCAACCAAGTTACCAAGCTGGCTCACGTCAGATGTGGCAAGCAATCTTGCCGCAGAGCTAACATCTAGCGCGTCAGCGTACTTGTCAGCAGTAGTGCCGTCACCAATGTCAAACGTGTTAGTGGTGGCCGCGTCAAAAGCGGTAGTGACATCCACGCTGACCTGCCAAAGCTGGCTGTTCGCAGGAACAGTGGCAACAACCGTCTCGGTGCCATCGTCGCCAAAAACGACGTTGGCGCTTTGCGCCATAAGCACAAAGCCGACGTTAGCCTTGTCGGTTCCGACTGTAGTACCGGTGGTGTCTTTGATGGTTCCGGCCTTAATAGGCCCAGAAAAAGTAGTAGTACCCATGTGAGTCTCCTGTCTGGGTGAGTCTAATGTTCCACATGGAACAATTAGTCAGGAAGAAAAGGGGGCCGAAGCCCCCGTACTATTAGGAAGTTCCGGGCGAGCCGTAGATTCCCAGAGGATCGGATACGCCGAAGCTGTATCGCTCGCGAGCCTTGTATCGGACGTTGCCGGTATCAAAGTCGCCATCCATTGAAGTCTCCAGCGCGGTACGCTGGAAGTGCTTCATGCCGTTCGGTACATCGGTGATGATGAAGAAGGCGTTGGTGTCAGTCAGGAAGTGATTGACTGAGTAGCCTTCCGGAATCGAGCCGTTGTTGCGAAGGGCGTTGATGTCGTTGTCAGCCGTGCCAACTCGACCCTCAGTCTCAAGCAAGCGAGTTGCTACAAACTGAAGCGCGGGCGGAACGATCAGACGACGAGGACGTGCCGCGATCAGCAGGCCACGCTCATCGGTAAATGCGGCGATGTTAATCACAGCATCTTCCAGCGAGGTCTCATTCAGGTCAGCCGCAACGGTAGGACGGTTGGAGTTAGTTCCACCGTTTACCAGCGGGTGAGCAGTGCTGAACAGCGTTACGCCGTCACCAGAGTTGTAAGACGTAAAGCCGTCGTTAAGCGGGTTGGCCGCTTTAACCTGCTTGGTGTGTGCCATAGCCCGAGCCAGCGCCTTGGTGTAACGAGCAGACAAAGAGTCATACAGGTTATCTTCCATAGCTTCTTCAGTAATAGAGAAGCCAAGAGCGATGGTTTCGTGGTTATAGCGAGCAGTGAAGGACTCCTGTGCAGAGTCGTAGCTGATGGCCGCGCCTTCAGCTTTGACCGGTGCCGCACCGAATCCAGACAACTTCACTTCTTCTTCAAACGAACGCTCAGATGATTCAGTTTCATAAATCATCGTGTGCTCATCGTCGTACCGCTCATACTCCAAACCAAACAAAGCGTTCAGTCCGGGGAGCAGTTCTTTCAGCATTTGTGCGCGTGAAATAGCCATTTCTCAGACCTCCTTAAACGCCAAGTGCCGTTTCGTAGGCATGGCTGAGCGGCAAATAGGTCACGACACAGTCGGTGAAGGAATCACCTACCGCACTCTCGGGACCGTCCACAAAGTCGATGATACGAAGCGGGAACGTGTTGGTTGTTGCGATTGAGCTGGCGTCCAAAGCATTCTTGCTTCGTCCGATAGCGGTTGATCCAGCAGTGCTGATTGCTTGGACGTTGTTACCCAGACCAGTCTGAGCAATAGAGCCGTCACCCTGCATTTGGAACAGGAGCTTGGGATCGTCAACGACGTAGGCAACCGCGTCAGAGGCCACCGTAGAGGCAGGCCACTGTTGGCTGAACGTCTTCTGGTTGGTGTTTGGATCGGTGTAAGCACAGCCGACAAAAATGCCAACCGTACCCGCAACAGCCGCAGTCGTAACCGCCGCTTTTTCTACCGTTCCAGACGAAACCAGCTTTACAAAATCACCATAAAAGATGCCCGTAGCATAGCCTGAGGCAATCTTAATATGGCGTACTTTTCCGGTGAACGAACCAGAAGCACTAAGCGTGCCTACAGGTTCGGCCCCCATTGGAGTAGCTGAAGTAGCCATTACTTTCTCCTTAAAGGATAGCTAACGAAGCCGCTCCCGAGAGAGTCAGCTTCGGCCAAAGGTTGTCCGAGTGGACCGCTCTGGGTTCAGAACGGGCATTCGGGGGTCGTTTTGCTTGAGGAAGTTGTTGTCAACAGATTCCATCTGGCTTGCGGCCATTCTCTGGAAGTGCTCTTCGCGGCCCTTCATCTTGTCGGCTGGTGCCTTGCAAAGAAGCAGGCCGCCGATTTCGATGTTGCCCGTGAATCGCGAGTCAATATCAGACATGACCTCTAGTTCAGGATGGTCTTCTGCCTTAACAGGAACCCAGCCCTCTCTAAACTTCTGAGAAACATTCGTGTTGTCTGCGTGCCCTAATGTGCTAGTGCGTACCCACCGGAATACCCATCCGTCTTGCGGAGCTGGGTTTGGTAGTACAGAGGCTGGCAACCACGAATCAGACGGTCGTTGTTCAACTTCTCGGGCCTCGTTTGCCCGCTGTGTGCGCTCTTCAGCCATGATCAGTTCTCCTTGAACAGTTGATTGGCATATTGTTCGACGGTTAAACCAAGGCGCTTTGCGAGAGCGACTTGGGTGCGGCTCAACCTCACTTTGCGTGGTTTGGCGCCATTATTCCTTTCGGACGGTGCCACCACCACGGAGGGGCTTCGGGAGGTCGAGGAGACAGATGTACCTGTCGAGCCACTTTCTACCTCTCCGAAGTATTCTGGAAACTTGGTCTGGACACGCTTGTCCAGCTCCTCGTAATACTCGTCAGACTCAGGATCAATGCCTTCCTGCGTAACCATTTTCTGGTGAACGCCGAAAGCATAGGCCGTCATTTCTGGATGGTCCTCTGACTGGAACCAAGTATTTTCGCTTGCCCAGCTCATTGCCCTTTCGCTGGGCTTTCTGGGTCGTGGCGCGGGCTGTTGCGCCTGCGGTTGCGGTTGCGGTTGCGGTTGCGGTGCTCTCTGCACTCTTTGCCGCTCGCCTTCGTACTGGGTTAGGCGCTGTGACACACCGTCCAAGTCAAACTGCGCTCTGTTTAGTAGCTTTTGAGCCTCAATCTGCTTGTCAGTGTTGCCCTCCTCTACCGCTTGGCGCAACATGGATTCTGCCTGCTGAAGCGCGATCTCAGCTCTGCTCTTGGTCTGACCAAGAAGAGCGCCTTCACCTTGGCGCAAGATGCTTTGAAGTTGACGATTGTCTTCCGTCAACTGCTGGGCAACGCGGATAGCCTCCTCACGCATGCGCTCAGCATCTTCTCGTCGCCTGCGCTCCTCATGTTGCTCGTAACGCAACTTGTTGATGCGCTTTTTGACTTTATCGCTGTAGCCCTGAAGCTCTTCGTCGTCCTCACTGGAGGCGTTTTTTGACTTTGAGGCAGGTCGCTGGTCTTCGGGTGGCCTATCATCCACCACCTCAAGATCCACTGCTTCCGGCTTTTGCCCTTTTGTAAAAGTCGCCTTGACGCCAAAAAACTTGTCCTCAGCGGACATGCCTTCCCCTGTTTCTACCTGTTCTTCGCTCATGCTTTTTCAACCCCTCTAGGATCTTCGACAACAGCCTCAACGCTGTCATCGTTAATTAAACGAAACTCCTTACCATGAATCTTAAATCTGGTGCCGCTATACGAACGCATGAGCACCCAGTCGCCCTCTGAACAGTAGGGACCATTGGGAAATCTTTTTTCGTCCTGATAAGCATCCGGCCCCATCTTCAAAACAAAGCCGCAAATAGAGCCGATCTCCTCGACCTGCATCGTCTGCTTTGCTTTAATGATTCCGCCCTCCGTTTTTTCGTCAGGCTCTGGCAATGCGATAAGTAGTTTGTATCCCTTGGGGTCAGGGAGCTGGCTTGCCTTTTGTGGCTCTTCCATAAGTCATCATTTCCACGCACCGAAAATTGGCGTTCGGAGTCGCCCAGCACCGCATCATGCGGTGAATTTATTCACGATCTAT